GGCCAGCACGTCAGCCGGCCACTGCCAGTGGTTGTCGGGCGAGCCTGCGTAAAAGCGCAGGTCGTCCAGCTCGTCCTCACGCGACTCAGACAGCGCAGAAATCGCCATGTCGAGGCGACTGCGGGCCGTCGAGAGCACCTCAGAGTCGCTCTTGTCCTTGGCCGAGCCGCCCTCGCTGACCGCTCCAGCAGCGGCGATTCCTGTGTAGTCTTGCGGCATGATTACTTGATCTTGCTCAGAACCTTAGCAACCGTGGCCTTGACGTTGGTGCCCGACGGGATGCTGCCGTGACAGCCCATGCCCGGCATCTTGGAGTACGTCTCCTTGTTGCGGTCAGGCATTCCGCCGCCGGACATCTTCGGCTCACGGGCGTTGAGTTTGCTGATGGGTTCGAGGTGCTTGCTCATTTCTTTCCTTTCGGCGCAGCGCGCTTGACAGCATATGCGATGGCAACGGCCTGCTTCACCGGCTTGCCGCTCTTGACTTCAGCCTTCACGTTTTTGCGGAAGGCTTCTGGAGATTTGGATTTGACGAGTGGCATCACTTACCCTTCTTGGCCGTTTTGGCCGACTGTTTGAACGCCTTGTTGGTAGGCGCGCCAGGCGAGCCAGGCTTCCTCATCTTCTCGCCCGAGCCTTCTTTGATGCGCTCGCGCTTGGCGTGGATATTAGCGTAGAGTCCGGGTTTGGTAGCCATGATCAGCACTTCCATCGTTTGAGTGATGCCTTAGCCCGCTCGGCGTCGCCCTTGGCGTTCTTGACAACGCCCTCCATGCGGGCGCAAAAGCTCGCCTTGCGGCCAGCGTCGGCCTTGGTCTTGGGGTTGGGTGCTGGCGCCTTGAGGTTCGAGCCAGTGGCTGCGTTGTACTTCTCGCGGCCTTTGGCTGTCAGGCCCGCGCCCTTGCTGACGGGCAGCTTCTCGCCCCGTCCAACGCTTAGAGACACGCCTTTTTTAGCCATTTACGCCCCCATCCAACTGGTTACAGCCCCGCCACTATACCCGCTTGCGGTGCGAATGTGTGACTTTGGCTCACGATACTCTCGGCTGGCAACAGGATACGCAAACGTCAGCGCAATGGCGTCTGCTGCGTCCGGTGAAGCCAAACCACGGGCTTTCATGTCCTTTTTGGACTCTAGATAGATCGTACCACGCGAATCGGGCTTCATCTTAGGCGAAATCAGGTCACTTTTCAAGAACCTGTCGTTGGGCACGCTGGCTGTTTTTAGCCAATCGCGCATATCGCCCCACATTTCAGCCCGTTTGTTGCCGTACATAATGGGGTTTTTGGCCTTGTTGCCGAAGTTCACACCCCTGACCTTGTACCGCTGCTCTTTTAGCCGGTCTACGACCCCCGCCCCTAGCCCGCCCTCGTCAATATTGACCAGCGACGGCTTAAACTCCTCAATCGCGTCGATGACGTGCCCGACCACCGTCATGGTGTCGTCGCCCCGGTGCCGGATCAGCTTGACGATGTCGCGCCCTTGCCGCACGGCGATGACCGTTGCGTCTGCCCCGAACCGCGCCGGGTCTACGCCGATCACAATCGGTGCCGACTGGTCCATATGTTTGGCCCGTTTCATCGCCTCATCGACCACGCCGATGCTGATGAACTGATCGTCGCCCTCGTTCGGGAACTGACCGTACACCTCGACGTGCGCTTGTGAGGAGTCCGGCCCGTATTCCGCAATGATCTGCTCGTAGACCGCCTTGTCAGTGCCTTCGACCGTCCTGGCGTCCACAATCTTTGACGTCCAGAACTCCCGCTTGCTGTTAAACGCCTCGTAGAAGTACCCGGTGTTGCGGCGTGGGTTGGAAAACGCCAGCCAGAAGCGGTTTGGCGTGTTCTCGGTAAAGAATCCGCTGGTCACCGCCCAGATGGCGTCGTCAATACCCGACGCCTCGTCAAATATCACCATCACGCCGTCAAAGTTGTGTACGCCAGCGTAGGCGTCTGGGTTCTCGGCCGACCACAGCCGCCCCTCAACGCCCCAGTATCTGGTGCCTTTCTTCAGATCGCGCTCGACCAGCTCCGTCAGCCACTTGGCCGGCATCAGTCTGGTAGCGCTCACTTCGAACCAATGGCTGTTGATCGACATCGCCAGCCACTTTGTCAGCTCGGCCCAGGTGATACTGCGTAACTGCGACTCACTGTTGGCCGAGATGATGGTCGTAGAGCCAATGCGCGTGGACAGCATCCAGTCTGTAATCCAACTGACTAGCGCCGACTTGCCGATACCCCGGCCAGAACTGACCGCTAGGCGCAGCACGTCGAAGTCCAGCTTGCCGCCGTTGCGTTTGATGTGCTCGGCCATAGCCGTGAGCACCTCGCGCTGCCACTTGCGCGGGCCAGTGAAGTGCTCCAGTGGCGTGCCCTTGACGCCCCACGGATACGCGAACATCACAAACGCCAGCGGGTTGTCCTTGATCGCCGGGCTCCATAGCCGAGCCATCAACTCCTGCTCATCCTGCGCGCTGTAACGTGTGGTCTGCATGTTGTAGCACTTGGCTCGGGTTGTTCTCAATCACGTCCACAACGTCTTGGACGCGCCGCTCGGCCTCTTGTAGCGCCGCTGTGATGCTGATGGACTGGTTCACATCTACTGTAATAGCCTGCTTGGCTACCCAGCCGTGGACGTTCTGGAGGATCGCTAACGCCGCCTTGGCGTCGCCCTGCGCCGCAGCATCGTGCAGCAGGTGGCTCATCTCCAGCTCGCCCTCGGCGCGGCCCTTGAGTTCAGCGTACTCCGCGATCTCGTCAAACTGCTTGAGCCTGGCGTATTCCTTGGGCAACATGCCTGCGGCCAGCGCCAGGTTGTCGCCTTTGAGGCCGAGCTTGGCAGCCTTGTAGATGCGATGCAGCCGGTCCTCAGTCGCTTGCAACTGACGCGGCTCGTATGGCAGGGTCTCGAACATAGGCCGAATATAGCACTTTTGCAAAAAATAAAAAAGTTTGAGCAGTCCCTCCGCTGCCGTGACCTCCCGGTCCCCGGCCCCCTCCCCCCCCCTCGGTTTTGGCCGGTAGCACTTGGTCGCGCACCGCTTGGGCGACGGCCGTGGACCATGTGGACAATGTGGACCATGTGGACAATGTGGACCATGGCCCGACAGTCGCATGGCTTGCGTGCTGCGCGGCTGCGCGCCAGTCGCGTGGACAATGTGGACAATGGCCGGTCAAGCGCAAGGCCTGCGTGGCGTGGACGTGGGCCCGTGGATTTGTGGACAATGTGGACATGTGGACAATCGATTTCAAGTCGGTCAACCCCCTTTGGGGCGCGGGCTGACAGCGCGGGCCATTGTGACTACTGTATATCCATACAGTATATTTTTTATCTCTCTCTAGACCTAAACACTCATTGTCCACATTGTCCACATAGCCCATTTCCCCCAATGGCGCGACGTGGACAATGCCACGTTAAAAACGCTATCCACACATAACCCCCACGCTATCCATTCCCGACTATTTTGTAGGGGTGTTGCATTGTGCAAGGAAATCTCTTATGATCTCGCACATGGCAACTTCGCCATGCAGTAAAGTAAAGGCAAACCATCATGACAACACGCGAACAATGGCTCTCTCAAGCTACCGACGAACTGCGCGCGCTGTTTAAACAGTGCGGCGTAGACTTGCCCTTGCAAGTGCGCGCCTCTTGCGGCTTTCCATCAAAATCAGCACTGGCAAGCAAAAACCGTCGGATCGGCGAATGCTGGTCAGCGCGTGCCAGCGCTGACAGCCACGCTGAAATTTTCATCTCTCCCACAATCAGCGACAGCGCGCGCGTGTTGGACATCTTGGCGCATGAGATGATTCACGCCTCACATCCGAATGACGGTCACGGCAAAGCGTTTAAACGCACTGCCCATGCTATCGGTCTCACTGGCAAGATGACAGCCACTGTAGCGGGCCCTGAATTCAGCGCGTGGGCAGTGCCAGTGCTGTCTAGGCTTGGCGTTTACCCTCACGCTGATTTAGTCCCCGCGAACGCACAAAAAAAGCAAAGCACGCGAATGCTGAAATGTGTTTGCACTGAGTGCGGCTATACAGTGCGTGTAGCTGGCAAGTGGATAAATGACATGGGCGCGCCTCACTGCCCTGACCACGGCGAGATGCAAAGCGTTTAAACAGTGCCAGCTACTGCCCACACTGTGGGCAGTGGCGGGAATTGTCCCGACGTCAATAAATTAAAGTAAAGGCAAACCACCATGTATTTTGATCGTTTCGACATTGTTGAAGCCTACTATCTCGCCCTCACGCATTGCCATGCCGGCCAATGGTCGCGCGAATACGCGCGCCTGTGCCGCATGTCGCGCTATTTCCGCCCGGCGCCCATGTTGTCAGTCGATTCCCTGTCAGACAATGCACGGGAAATCTACGAGAATGCATGCGCCCGCATGCTGGGGGGTGCAAAATGAAGGCACTAGGCTATATCGCATATGAGGGCCCGTCGTTGATCGACGGCGCGCCCATTGTCGTCATCGTCAACAAGCTCGACGGTAGCGACAATGCCAAAACCGGCGCCATTGTTCAGAGCTTTATCATCCGCGCCGACGTCGCGCCGATCGACGCGCTGAAAAACGGCGCCGATGAGTCAATTTGTGGTGATTGCCCGCATCGGCCGATTCTCGCCAAAACCAACGGTCAAGCGCCATGCTACGTTAACGTCGGTCGGTCGGTCCGGTCAGTGTACGAAGCATACAAGCGCGGCCGCTATACCCGCGCCGATGCTGCAACCATTGCGCGCGCCTTGGCCGGCAAGATCGTGCGTTTGGGAACCTATGGAGACCCTGCGGCCGCGCCGGTCACAATGTGGGCGCAAATCACCCGCTACGCGGCCGGTCGTCGGGGCTATACGCACCAATGGCAGCGCGCCGACTTTGATGCGGCCGCATGGGCGCCGCTCGTCATGGCAAGCGCCGACACAATCGAGGAAGCGGCGCGGGCTAATTTGCTGGGTATGCGGGTTTTCCGTGTCAGCATCGGGCTTGACGTACAAGCGGGCGAGGCCTCATGCCCAGCAAGCGCCGAAGCGGGCAAGCGCTCGACGTGCGCCAAGTGCACCTTATGCTCAGGCACCAGCATTCAGGCGCGCGACATTGTGATTGCTGACCATGCGGCCGGCCACAAGCGCCGGGTGATTGCGATAGCGGCCGC